TTATGAGTCGGGTAGCCTGATGACTTTTGCAAAGCAAGTCTGAAAGCCATACAACACCTATTGTGAGATTTAGGAAAGGCAGGGGGGCAAGCGAAGTGCCTATCCATCACCCGACTACTCAACCAATGTATATTTTGCTTTTATATCAGGAACAATCATTTCTGGATATTGAATAGTATGCCAGATATGACCACACTCATAGCATTCTCTACGTCTTACAATAACGTGTTTAGAGTTGCGGTCTGATCTTCTTACTTTTTGATCTGTGTATTCTTGGCACTTAGGACAAGCTACCCATGAAATCCGTTTCATTGTTTGTTATTATGTGTTTGGCAGCAAGCCCAGCATCATGTCATTAGATTGACCTCTGCTCTGTTGGATAGACTTGTTGCTTTTTAGTTTTTGATTGTTCTGATTTTTATATCAGCACCAGTTTGAGATTCTGTATCGCAATACTTTTTGACAGCGTGTAAACTTACAACTTGGCTATCGTCAGCAAATGCGGATTTAGTGAGAGAATCCAGTAAGGCTCTGCAATGTTTGTCAAGATCACCCTTGTTTTTGTTGGTAATATACACAGGTGCTGATTGACGAATCATGCCGTTAGGGAGATAGTGAAGCTTCGGGCGTTCGAACCAGAACACCACCTCAACCTCAACTGGTTCTTCGATTATATCGTCGAATATCAACTTTGCTCTCATTTCCACCTGTTTACGCCATGATTTTAGACGTTTACTTGTTTCAACCATTATTCCATTTCCAACGTGTTTTTTGCTTCCCTGTGGAGCTGACTCCATACCTTTAACGTGAATTATATATTCCATAAAAATGAGCTTTATACCAGAGAATACTCCATTCATAGCTTTGCCGACAGCTTTGAAAGGGAAAGTCACACCAAATCAACTATCAGTAATTTGGTGTTTGCAATCATATTATCCAAACATCTGGCCTAGTTATGCCACGATTGCCAAAGATGCAATGATGTCCCCACGCACAGTAATTAGAACTGTTAACCAGCTAGTTGAACTTGGTTTGTTGCAAAAACAGATCAGGATTGATGAAAATAACCAGAGGACAAACTGCTATAGAGTGGCCGTATGGCAACATTTCAAGCCAACATCTGTGATAGGCCCATCAGTAACAAATAGGGGTGTCATAGAGTCACAGGGTTATGACAGAGAGTCACAGGGGGTATGTCAGAAAGTCATAGCCCCTATGTCACAGAGTCACCCTAAGAAAAACAATATAACTAAAACAAATAACTATAAAAATAAAAGCTTTGAACCTTTTTGGAAAACCTATCTGGAAATACCAAAAGACATGAGAACAATATCCCTATCAAAAAAGCCAGCATACAAAGAATTTATGAAATTAGATACAAACATAAGGGATAAACTAAAACAATGCCTTGAGGCCGATATAAGAGCCAGAACAAAGCAATTAAAACAGGATAAGTTTACGCCATTGTTTCCTGATGCTCACCGCTGGATCAGTAAAGGTCAATATGAGCAATACTTATTGACACTTAATAAAAAACCCGCTACATTTAGAAAACCCAATAACACCCCTTTTTAACACCTATGGCTGACCGATACAAAGATGTCAATGCTGAAAGCAATCTTCATGCTGACAATCACATGACTACCAAAGATTTTGAAAATCTAGGAGTTTATGGAAAAAAAAGAATGTTTAGACCTAGAAAAAGAAATAAAAAGCATAAAACTATTCTTTCTGAGATAAAAACTATCAAGGAAAACTAATGAAAAACTATAAAAGATCACCCATTGATCGGGAGGTTACATTCAAAGCACCTTACTATGAATGTCATGCCTGTAACGATTCTGGAATAATTCATAATTCTGATGGACTAATTAACCAGCACTTGCCTGATTATGATATAGATGACTCAGGAAAACGCTGTGGTGGACATGATTTAGCTCTCATATGCTACTGCTCCGCAGCTAACGCAAAGTATGATCAGGACAATCAATTAATCTGCAAAGGCTACAGAGAACTAGACAACACCATAAGAAACAATGTTGGTGTAAATCTTGATATTGATATTGTTCGAGAGATTCACAACATCAGAAAAGAAGGCTGGATTAAAACTACCAAACTGATGAATAAATTAATTACTGACAGTGTTAAAAACAAAAAAGCAAATTTACCACCAGAAATTCAAAAGGTAAAAGATCAACTAGCAAACTTTCAAATCAAATCATTATGAAAAATCAGTACACAACTACACCAGAGCTAAAACAAGCAAGAAATGAAATCATCTTACGCATGAGAAATGAAGGTTATGCACTTCAAAAAATTGGTGACAGATTTAATGTTTCAAGAGAATACATTAGGCAAATACTAAAAAAAGAATACGATATTACTGGTTCAATAAAGTTTGACCCACATAGCTTGACTAAAGCTGATGAATATTCTGCTCTTGATTTGGCTGAACTTACAGGATATGAATTTAATTATATTGCTACACAACTTAAAAAAAATTGGTTGCCAAAACCTACACGAAGAGTTGAAAGAAATAAATGGTGTGGCATAGACTATTGTTACTGGAAAAAATCTGATATAGATAGATGGTTTGAAATTAAAATAAAATATTTAAAAATTGCTTTAGAAGGTTTTATAAATGAAAGATTAGCTTACCCGTATAAATTTACTCATTACAGAATACAACAAAGATATAAATTACTTCAGCAACTCAATGCTGGTAAATGGAAAGGCAGACTTTCCTACAATTCAAGACGTAATGGTGAAGTGATGAAAGAATTTAACAATCTTATAAAACCTGTTGAATATGTTCCTACTGATTATTCAAAATACTTAAACATGAGAACTAAAGAACATTTTGCAGAGAAAGGTTTATATAACGGCACGGAAACAGAAAAAATTATTGGTATTGCAGGAATGACTATAGCTAGATTTAGAAAAACAGGTATTCTTCAACAAGGAATACACTATGTTACAGGAGATCATTATTTTCAAAGATATATGTACTATCCAGAAAAAACTAAACAAGCAATTATTGATGCTGGTTATGACCAAAAGATTGCTAATGCACAAAAACAAAGATGGGCAAAAATAAGGGGTGAGAAGTAATGACTTTTTATAACACAATCAACGAAAACCCTAGTGAACTAGCTAGGTCACAATCAAAAGCTAAAACACAGGAACAGAAAATCATAAACTGTTTCAAACAATATGAAAGGCCACTTAGCCCATCAATGGTTCTTTCTATCTCAGGTCTTAACTGCCCCATAACATCAATTAGAAGAGCTATGACAAACTTATCTGATGATGGCAAACTAGAAAAAACAAAAGACTTTGTAATGGGTAACTATGGAAAGAAGGAACATCTTTGGTGTTTACCTAAAAAACCAGAGTCTTTCAGTCAATCAACATTGCCTTTTTAATGAAAAACAAAGACTTTGACAGCTTCAACAATGACCGTATTAATGCACTAAGAAAGAGGATTGATGAACTTATATTCTTAAAAAATAGCTGGGAAAAACAAAGTAAATCGACAAAATCCAGCGATTGACGCTACATTTAGAATAATTAAAACCATAATCCCATAGTGGCTAAAGGCAGAACCAATAAGAGTGAGCATGAGTTCAGAGTGAACAAAGTAGCCAGTCTTTTGTCTGTTGGTACTGTTAGATCAGAGATAGTTCGATTTGCTTCGACTGAGTGGGGTGTATCTTCAAGGACTGTAGATAGCTATATGCAAGATGCCAGAGAGATTCTCAAGCAAGATTTTGATATTGACAGGAGACAATTTACTGCGGAAGTTTTAGCTCAATACGCATCACTGGCAAAAGAGGCAAGGAAATCAGGGCAGCTTACAGTGGCTTTGGGCTGTATAAACTCAATGGCTAAGGTAGGTCAGGTGATGTCTTGAGCATACTGAACAGAGAAGGATCTGTGCTGGATCACATAGGCAGTCGATATGTTGATGTTGATACTGATGACTTACTAAATAGGATCAGGGCTGACTTACACCCACCGCAGCAACAGTTCTTTGATAATCAGAATGAGATAGTTGGGCTTTCTGCTGGATATGGTGCTGGTAAGACAAGAGCCTTATGTAGTATGGCTGTAAAGCTTGCAGCTATGAATATTGGATTTATTGGTGCTGTTATGGAACCTACCGCACCACTTATTAGAGATATATGGCAAACAGACTTTGAAATGTTCCTTGAGCAGTATGAGATCCCTTATACATTCAGAGCTAGTCCACTGCCAGAATATACTTTGCATTTTAAGGAAGGTGACAGCAAGTTATTATGTAGATCCTTTGAAAACTGGTCAAGAATAATTGGTCTAAACCTTTCTCATGTACTTGTTGATGAAATAGATGTTGTATCACCCACTATTGCTGATAAAGCTTTCCCAAAGATACTGGGGCGACTAAGGGCTGGTAATGTTCGACAGTTTTGTGCAGCAAGTACACCAGAAGGGTTCCGCTGGCTATATAACACATTTGGTACAGATGAAGCTAAGGAAAGAACAGATAGGCAGCTAATCAAGATGAGGACTCAGGATAACCCTCATTTGCCTAGTGACTTTATTGAACGTATGCAAGCAAACTATGATCCATCAATGCTACAGGCGTATTTAAATGGGGAATTTATCAACCTCACCACAGGCCAAGTCTATGATCGCTTTACTAGAGAACAGAATGTCACAAACATCAAGCCTGATATTGGCCTTGAACCTTTGAGAGTGGGCATGGACTTTAATATTGGGAACATGAATTGTGTGATCGGCATTGTCCAAGATCAAAAATTGTTAATATTTGATGAGATTAGTGGTAGTCACGATACAGATAGCATTGCCCAAGAGATCAAAGCCAGATACCCTATGAATAAGATATACGTTTACCCAGATGCTAGTGGAGGAAACAGGAGTACAAACGCAAGTCAGACAGACATTGAGATACTTGCTGGATATGGTTTCAGCAATCAAAGTCCCCGCAGCAATCCGCCAGTCAGAGATAGGGTCGCTTCCGTACAGGCTTTACTATGTAACGGCAAAGGGGAAAGCCGTTTACAAATCCATGCCAGTTGCAGAAAGCTAATCGAATCAATGGAACTTCAGTCGT